GGCCGGCGAGATGGCCATCCAGCGGGCTCCGGCGCGGTCCAGAAGCGATTTGTGACGGCGGCCAAGAGCCCGTCCGACGATCCGTTCGAATATGTGATGTCCGACGAGACCATCGACCGGATGGGCGATGTGATCGAGCAGGACGGCTGGCTGTTGGACAATTTCCAGAAAAACCCGGTGGCGCTGTTCGGGCATAATAGCTCGTTCCCGATCGGGACCTGGCGTGACGTAGCAGTGAAGGACGGCCGGCTGATCGGGCGCCTCGAACTGATGCCGCCGGTCTCCGAACGGCTGCAAGAGATCCGCGCCGCGGTTGCCGCCGGCGTCCTGCGCGCGGTCTCGGTGGGGTTTCATCCGAAGGAATATGAGGCGCTCGAGGGTTCGAAAGTCGGCGGCTTGCGATACACGCAAAGCGAGCTCGTAGAGTGTTCCCTTGTATCGGTTCCAGCTAATCCGAACGCCCTGGCGATCGCTCGGGCGCTCGATATCTCCCGCGACGGGCAAAGTCTGATTTTCAGCGGCGGGATTGCCGCGGACAGACCGAGTCCGAGCGGGAAGACTAATGGCGGCGGGTTTGCCGAAAGCAACTCAACCCGAAAGCCAAACACGATGAATGTCAACGTCAGTGAAAGGATCCAGCTCTCGCAGGCCAGCGTCGTCGGCCTGCAGGACGAACTCAACCATCTGCTCGCCCAGGAGGAGCTCGACGACGCAGCAATCGAGGAAATCAACGGACGCATCAATAGCGAACAGACCAGGCTGCGTAATCTCGAGCGCAGCGAGAAGCTGCTCGGCAACGGCGCCGAACCGGTCGGCCCCAAACCTGGGACTTCCCTCGTCCCGGTCCCCAACGGGATGAACGGGCCGCGTCCATTCGCGGTGCCGAAGAAAGAAGAGCAACCCGGCCATCTGATCATGCGGCTGATCGTGTGCAACGTGCTGTCGCACATCACCAAGCAGCCGCCCGATCGCATCATGCGCGAGCGCTACGGCGACGACGCCCTCACGCGCGCCATGCTGGATCTCTACGTTCAACGTGCCGCGACCGTCCCGGCGACCGCGACGCAGGCGGGTTGGGCCGCCGAGTTGTTTCAAATCCAGTACGGCGAGTTTTTCGACGCGCTGCTGCCGGAATCGGTTTACACGCCGCTGACCGCCCGCGGCCTGCGCGCCACCTTGGGGCGCTTCGGCCAATTGAATATGCCGACCCGGGCTTTGACGCCAACGATCTCCGGGTCGTTCGTCGCTGAAGGGGCGCCGATCCCGGTTCGCCAGGGGCAATTTTCGATCGTCACGATCGGCCTGAAGAAAATGGCGGTCATTACCTCGTACACGCGGGAGATGGCCGAGCACTCGACGCCGATGATCGAGATGCTGCTGCGGCAGCAGATCCAGGATGACACGAGCATCGCGGTCGATTCGGTGCTGGTGGACGCCAATGTGGCGACCGCGGTGCGACCACCTGGCTTGCGCAGCTACGTTACCGGCCTGACGCCGACCGCGGGCGGCGGGTTCAATGCGCTGGTCGCCGATATCAAACAACTGATCGGGGCTCTGGCCGCGGTCAACTCGATGCGGCGGCTGACGTGGATCATGCACCCCTCGCAAAAGGTGTCGATTGCGTTCGCGCAAACTTCGCTGGGAACCTTTCCGTTCGCCGCCGAGATCGAGGACAACATGCTCGCCGGCTATCCGGTGATCGTGTCGTCGACAGTGCCGCTCGCTACCGTGATGCTAGTCGACGCCGCCGATTTCGTCAGCCTGTCGGGCGATGATCCGCGGTTCGAAGTCAGCGATCAGGCGACCCTTCATATGGAGGACACCACGCCCCTGGCGATCGGCACGCCGGGAACGCCGCCGACCGTCGCCGCGCCGACCCGGTCGATGTTCCAAACGGATTCCTTGGCTCTACGGATGATCCTGCCGATGAATTGGATCATGCGGCGTCCGGTGATCAGCTGGGTGGCCGCAGTCACTTGGTAGCTTACAACTGGCACAAGCCGGCGCTCGATATGGTCCGCCGGCTCGTGACCAAAGAGGCAAAGGAGGTTCAAATTGTCGGAATTCCACCAAGCATCCGTCGCGCGTTTGGTCGTCTATCGCGAGCTCAGCGCGGAAGCGGCGGCGGTGATGGACCAGAGCGACCCGACGCCGACCCAGGAAGAAAACGACGCCGCGATGATGGGGATGCCCCATCCCGACGAGCAGGCTGCTGACCACGCTCCGATGATGCCGCCGTTGCATGAGCAATATGCGCGGCTGGCCGCAGCTGCCGAACCGAAGCGGCGGGCCGGGCCGCCTGCGGCTCACCATGCGCCCGCCCCTCGGCCGCCCGCTGCGTCCGCTGCACCCGATAAAAAGTAAGTGGCGCCGCCGCCCGCTCTGTCGCGGCTCGGCCGCTCGCTCGCGCGGGTGTTCAGCCCGCGCGGTCAGAAGGCGGCGGCGGGGGGAAATTATTGGCTGCCGATATCGGGCGGCTGGCTGCCGCCCGACGCGCCGTGGAATTTCTTTCAGCTCGGGTGGGATCCGCTCCCGATGGGGCAAGGCTCCATCGTCTCGGCCTGTGTTGCGGCCTATGCGCAAACGACCGCAATGTGTCCCGGCACGCATTGGCGCGGGCTCGCTAACAACGGACGGATACGCGTCGCCAATTCCGATCTGTCGCGGATCTTGAAACGTCCTAACAGCTATCAATCGACGTCCGACTTTTTTCTGAACCTGACGACATCGCTCTACCAGTACGGCAACGCCTATGCGTTAGCGGTGCGCAACAATCGCTATGAAATCGCAGAAGTCCACCTGATGGATTCGCGGATATCTCAGCCCCGCGTTGCGGTCGACGGAACCGTGTTCTATGCGCTCGCCGGCAATCCGATCGTCGAGAAACAGATCCCGGCCGAAATCCTCACCGCCATGCCGGCGCGCGATGTGATGCACGTCAAATTGCACCTCAACCCTGCCAACCGGCTCCTCGGTGAATCGCCGCTTGTCGCGGCAATGCTCGATATCGCGGCATCTGACGCGCTGGTGCGCCAGGCATTGACGTTTGTGCAAAACCAGGGGCGGCCATCGGGCATCATCTATTCGGACGCCCAGCTGAACGAGGATCAAATTCGCGCGCTTCGGGCGCGGTGGGATGAAATGACCCGTGGACCCGCCGCCGGCAATACGGTGATGCTGAGCGGCGGGTTGAAGTGGGAACCGACAACCGGGAGCTCGCGCGACGAGCAGATTGCCGAATTACTGCAGATTTCCGATCAGCGCATTGCGACGGCTTTCCGCATGCCGCTCGCGCTGCTATCGCTGGCCACCGGCCAAGTCCCGAGCGGCAGCACCGAGAATCTGATGCGGTTCTGGATCTCGACCGGCCTCGGGTTCGCCCTCAACCATCTCGAGGATGCGATGTCGCGGTTCTTCGGGTTGAGCGGCTGGCCCGACGATTACCTCGAGCTCGATACCGCGGCGCTCGAGCGCAGCCAGCTGAAGGATCGGATCGACGCGCTCGCGCGCGGCGTCCAGGGCGGGATTTACTCGCCGAATGAGGCGCGGGCGCTCGAAGATCTGCCCGCCGCCGAGGCCGGCGACGAGCCACGGGTGCAGCAGCAGGTCGTCCCGCTCTCGGCCTGGGACAAGGCACCGCTTGCGCCGCCGCCGCCCGCGGCGCCCCCGGCGCCCCCGGCGCCCGCGCCTTCCGAGCCCAATTCTACCGCCTTCACCGCCGCCATCTTCCGCGCCGCCGATCGCTATGATGGACAGCGCGACGCTGCATGACGGCTGGGCCGATGCGCTCGGTCAAACGCTCGCCCGCGAGCGGGCCGCCTGGCAGCGTGAGAGGGATATCGCCGTCGCCGAGCACGGGCGGCAAATCGCCGAGCTGCGCGCCGCCCACGCCGAGGCGATGTTGCGCGTTAAGGATGGTCGGGACGGTGCCGATGGCAAGGATGGCGTCGACGGCAAGGACGGCCAAGCCGGCATCGATGGCAAAGACGGTGTCGACGGTAAAGACGGTGTAGCCGGCAAAGACGGTGCCGCCGGCGCGGACGGGGAACGAGGGCCGCCAGGCGAGGCCGGGGAGCGGGGGCCGGCTGCGGTCTTTCCCTGCGTGCGGCTATGGACCGATGCGATCCACTACCATGGCGACGTTGTGGCGCATCGCGGCGCGACCTGGCAGGCCTTGTGCGATACCGCCCGTGAGCCGCCTAGCAACGACTGGATCCTGCTCGCCGCCCCCGGCCGCGATGCCGCGGAAGGCGATGTGTGCGGCCAATACGAGCCCGGGCACGCCTATCGTAAAT